GCTCTAAACGGTGCACAAATGAAAGCCGAAGGCCAGGCAATTATGGATAAGATGATTGAAGAACTTAAACTTTATGTAGATGGTTCACAACCATTGATGTGGGTTATTGGCTAATGCGTGTCGAAGAATTTGTTACTAAACCTGAGATTGTCAACGAACACGAAATGGTGTTCAGTAGATCAGGTAGTAAACTAAAAACAAAATGGCGTTGTACCAGTGGTACAAGACGAGGTCGTGTAGTAGGCAATGCCAAAGACTGTGATGCACCTATAGATCAACGTAAGCGAGCACAAATGAAAGTGACTCGTAAAACCAAAAGCAAAGTTGCCGCAAGAAAAGCAAAGAAGACCAAGAGAGTAAATCCAGCAAGTAGACTATTAGGCATGCTGAACAAACTGCGTAAAGGCAGTGTAAGTTCGGGTGGTAAAGTTCAAAAAGCATACAAGCCGCCTAAATCAAGCCTCAAAGGCACAGTCGGGACAAAGAAAACAGTAAAAACAAAAAAATAGGTTGACATAGTTTCATTTACTGTTATAATGATACTATGGATATTATGATAGATATAGAAACTGTAGGTACCGGCCCTAATGCTTGTATTCTTACAATCGCGGCCCAAACTTTTGATCCTTTAAGTGTTGGTTACCATAAACAAGATTACTATGCAAGAGTTGATGTTGACAGTCAGCCAGACAGAGAAGTTGATGACGCAACTGTTGAATGGTGGTCTACACAACCACAACAAGCACAGGACGAAGCATTTTCAGAAGAGGGAAGAATTCCTTTGCGTGAAGCACTGGAAGAACTAAGCAAGATATGTTTTCATTGCAATCTTACATGGGCTAACGGTACAACGTTTGATATGGTTATACTTGAAAATGCAATGAAACACTTAAAACTTCCTATACCTTGGCAGTTTTGGAATGTGAGAGATGCACGTACAGTATATAGTTTGTACCCAGACTTGCCAAAGCCACGTGCAAGTCATCATGCACTTGAAGATTGTAGAAGACAGATTGATCTACTACAACAAACCCTAAAACACCTAAAGGTAGTAGGACTTAAATGATAGTTGGTATTTGCGGACTTATAGGCAGTGGTAAAGGAACTGTTGCTGATATATTAGTAGAACAAGGATTTACTAAAGTAAGTTTTGCTGACAAACTTAAAGACGGTGTTGCAACTATTTTTGATTGGGATAGAGCCATGCTCGAAGGTGATACCGACGAAAGCAGAGAGTGGCGTGAACAAACAGATGATTTTTGGACACAAGAGACTGGCAGGACTATAACACCTCGTGTGGTTCTACAAGAATTTGGTACAGAATGTATGCGTGAAGGCTTTGACAATGGAGTATGGGTAAGTCTATTAAAGAAACAGATGATAGACAATCCTGGAAACTATGTTGTGCCTGATGTGCGTTTTCGCAACGAACAAAATATGATACGAGAACTTGGTGGAGAAATTTGGCAAGTAAAACGAGGCAAAGATCCTGAATGGTTTGCGAGAGCTATATTTGATAATAATAATCTAGAAACAAGTAATTTAATGAGCGGTTATGATGTTCATGAAAGTGAATACAAATGGATAGATGTCAATACCAGATTTGATTTCATTCTTAATAACAATAGCACTCTTTTAGATTTACAATCTTTAGTCCTCAATCAAATCTCCAACTTTCCAAGGTAAGTCGAGTCTTACTATTTCAACACTACAATTTAGACAGACACTTCTAAGATTCGCAAGGTTACTATTCTTTAAGTTTCCATCCACATGGTATACAAGTATTTGTGCTCCACTTTTTGCTATAAAATTACAACGATCACAAATCTTCTTTTTTTGATACCCTTCGATTTGCCAACGAGCAACTTGGGCTTTCATTTTTCTATTTTTGCGTGTACAACTATCACATCTAGTACGATAGTGCTTCTTATCAGCTTTGATATAATTTACCGCAACTAAACGGCGGTTACATGCACTACAGATAGGTCTATTCATACGGATATTTAGCAACACAAACCTTTGCAAAGGGCAATAGTAACGGCGATATTTGAACGATTCTTATAAATATCATTAAGAGATTATAAAGCATTCAAAAGGAAGCAAAACATGGCACTAACATCCCCAGGCGTAGAAGTTACCGTAGTAGACGAAAGCAACTATCTTCCAGCCGCAACAAATTCAGTACCCTACATCCTGATAGCAACTGCACAAAATAAAGTAAGCGGTGCAGGCGTAGGAGTGGCCGCAGGTACAACAGCGGCAAATGCAAACAAATGTTATTTGATTACCTCACAAAGAGATTTGGCAGCCACATTTGGTACACCATTCTTTTATAGTACATCAGCTGGTACATCAATTAACGGATACGAACTTAATGAATATGGACTACTAGCTGCCTATTCTACACTAGGAGTAAGCAACAGGGCATACGTACAAAGAGCAGATGTAGATTTAAGCGAACTTACTGCAACACTGGTCAGACCAACAGGAGATCCAGCAGATGGTGTGTACTGGTTTGATACAGGTGTATCAACATTTGGTGCATTTGAATGGAGTGCAACTACAGAAACATTTACTAACAAAGTGCCTACAGTTATTACAAATGTTGCAGATTTAGTTGGAGGAACATCCAGCGGAGTACCATTAGCAAGTATAGGAAGTATATATGACTATGCAGTTAACACAACAAATACAAATAATCCAGTATACTATAAATCACCAGGAAATACTGCAAGTTCACCAGTAGTAACCGCAAACAGTTGGGTACTAGTTGGAAGCGATGCATGGAAGAATTCATGGCCATCAATTATAGGTACTGCAACAAATCCAACACTTACTGCTGCACAATCAATTATCCTTAACGATGTGACAGTGGCAGCTTCTGGAACAACAGTTACCACAATGGCTGCTGATATTAACAGTGCTTCTATTCCTGGTATATCTGCAACCGTAGCAAACGGTAAATTACAAATATTCATTGATTCAAATGGTTCCAACGATGGTTCAACAGATAATGGCAATGGAATACTAATGGTAGAGCCAGGTGCAACAGGAACCTTATTAGCAGACTTAGGAATTACTGCAAGTGGTGACAAGCCGTATTATGCGCCAGTTCTACATTTTGGTTATAACTATAACAATCCGAGTTGGCAAGCAACTGGCACTGAGCCTCATCCAACCGGTAGTGTTTGGTATAAGTTGAACAATGTTAATTCAGGAGCAAATCTTGTTGTTAAACAGTATGCAGCCGCAACTGATACATTTACTACATTGAACACACCAATTTATGCAAACGATCAAACTGCATTAAAAAATCTTGATCCAGCAGGTGGCGGAACAAATATTGCAGCTGGCACTTTATATGTACAAAACAATGTACAAGAAAACGACACATATACATCAAAGTTTTTTGATAGATTTACAACTGGAGCAACTTTAGTTACAGGCAATACAACAACACCAACATTTGTAAGCTCAGAAACATTTACAATCCAAGCAAGTGCAAAAAATAGTACAACACTTACTGCTGCGGTTACTGCTCAACTAGCAGGAACGAGTGCAACTGACTTTGTCACTGCATTTACTGCCGCAAATGTCGCAAATACAACTGCACGAGTACTATCTACTGGTGCAGTGCAAATTGAACATACACTTGGTGGAACTATAGTGCTCAAAGACACAAGCGGTACACCTGTATCAGATGCAGGTATTTTAGCAACAATTACAACCGGACAGGTTAGAGCTGGAAATAACAGTGATGTAATACTAAGCAACTGGATTCCGTTAGGTTTTGGTGTAACACCGGTTTATACTGCAAGTTCAACTGCTCCAAGCATCGACCCTGCAGATGGTACAAAATGGTACTATAGTGCAACTGGTGATTGTGATATTTTAATACAAAGTGGCGGCACTTGGAAAGGTTACCAGAATGTAACATCTGACCAAAGAGGCTTTAATTTAAGTACTACTTCTCCAGATGGGCCAATTGTAAGTGCTACTGCTCCTACAAAGCAAAGCGACGACAGTGCATTGGTATATGGAGACTTATGGGTGTCAACTGCTGATTTAGATAACTATCCACAAATTTACAGATGGCAAAGTGTAAGCACAGTTGATCAATGGGTACTATTAGACAACAGTGACCAAACAACACAAAATGGAATACTATTTGCGGATGTACGTTGGGCAGGCAATGGAACAACAGATCCTATTACTGGTGATATTCCTACAATTAAAAGTTTATTAACAAGCAACTATGTAGATTTAGACAAGCCAGATCCTACACTTTATCCTGAAGGAATGCTAGTGTGGAACATGAGACGTAGTGGATTTAATGTAAAGAGCTTTGAAGCTGATTACTTTAATGCAACTGACTTTCCTTTTGCTACATTTGGTGCATTGCCTACAGTGACAGATGCTTGGGTAACTGCAAGTGGACTACAGTCAGATGGCTCTATGTTTGCAGGTAGAAAAGCAGTGAGAAACATTGTGGTAGGCGCAATGAAAGCCGCAGTTGATGGTTCACAAGAACTACGTGAAGAGCAAAAAATATTTAATTTACTTTGTGCTCCAAACTATGAGGAACTAGCAAGTAACTTAGTCGCACTTAACAATGAGCGTAACAACACAGGATTTATCCTTAGTGATGCTCCTATGAGGTTAGCAGATACAGGAACAGACATAACAAACTATGCAACAAATGCAAACGGAGATGGCTTAACAACTGCTGATCCATATTTTGGTGTGTTTTATCCAAGTTGTCAAACAACTGACTTGTCAGGAACAACAGTGGTTGCACCAGCAACGCACATGATGTTAAGAACAGTTGTACGTTCAGATGATGTTGCTTTTCCATGGTTAGCACCAGCAGGTACAAGACGTGGAACAGTTGATAATGCAACACAATTGGGTTATGTGAACGCCACAACAGGTGAATTTGTGCAAACTGCTGTGAGACAAGGTTTAAGAGATACACTTTATACAAATAGTATAAATCCAATTACTTTCATTCCTGGTTCTGGAATATTAAACTATGGAAATAAAACTACATTCAGTGGAACATCGTTAGATAGAATAAATGTTGCAAGACTTGTTGCTTTTATTAGAGGTAGATTAGAAACAATTGGTAAGAACTTTGTATTTGAGCCAAACGATACTACAACACGCGATGAGATTAAAAATGCAATAGAAAGTCTAATGATTGACTTAGTAGCAAAGCGTGGAATATACGACTACTTAGTAGTGTGTGATGAATCAAACAATACACCAACAAGAATAGATGCTAACGAACTATATGTTGATGTTGCAATTGAGCCAGTGAAAGCAATTGAATTCATTTACATTCCAGTTAGAATTAAAAATACAGGCGAAATAGCAGCCGGAAACGTAGCCAGCTCAGGTGGCATTACATACGGTTCTTAAGGTACTTTAAATAACGAAAAATGAGGTTTATGCCTCATTTTTTTGTGGCAAATTTTTGATAAATAATATTATAATAAGGAGAATTATAAAATGGCCGTATCATCGCTAACAAGAATGACTGTGCCTTTGGCATCAGACCAATCAAGTCCTACACAAGGACTGTTAATGCCAAAACTAAAATACCGCTACCGGGTGGTATTTGAAAATCTTGGCGTATCTACACCTAGAACGGAACTTACTAAACAAGTAATGACTTTTACTAGACCAACAATAAACTTTGAAGAAATTGAAGTACCAATTTATAATAGTAGGATTTATCTTGCTGGACGTCAAACATGGGACGCAGTATCTGCAACTTTTAGAGATGACGCAGGCGGAAATGTTACTAGATTAATTGGTGAGCAAATACAAAAGCAAATGGATACACTAGAACAAGCATCAGCAAGTTCGGGTATAGATTATAAATTTACAACACGTTGTGAAGTATTAGATGGTGGAAACGGAACAAGTGCACCTAATGTACTTGAGACTTGGGAACTATATGGTTGCTTTTTAGTAAGTGCTAACTATGGTGACTTAGATTATGGTTCAAATGACCCAGTAACAATCGAAACATCAATACGTTACGACAACGCAGTACAGACACCACTTGGAACAGGAATTGGATCAACAGTAGGAAGAACACTGGGTGACGTCGTAACTGGCTAATTAAGTTTAAGGAGTAACTTATGGCTTTCGGTGAAGACTTTCTCAAAGGATTCTTTGGTAACGATTTCTTAAAAGACTATACACATGCGAGTAAGACTTTCCGTAGTAACAACGGAGCTCTTTCTCCACGTCGTAAGTTTCTATTTCATGTTGTTTTTAATTTAAATATACAACAAATACCTCAACTTGCAAATGTATTTCAAGCAGACGATCTCACAAATCTAAATTTACTTGTAAAAGAAATAAAACTTCCATCTTACAGATTCAGTGTGGATACTATGAATCAGTACAATAGAAAACGTAAGATTCAAACACAGATTGAATATGATACAATTACCTGCATAATGCATGATGACGCCAGTGATTTAAGTAGAACACTTTGGTACAACTATTATTCTTATTACTACAAAGATGCAAGCCAAAAATACTATGATGCCGCAGTTACAAACGGAAGTATGGGGCCAAATGCACAAGGTGTTGACCCTGGTGCCGCTTATCCATATGGATTTAGAGATATCTACACACAAGATAGGGAAATAAACGACTGGGGTTATATTGGTGAAAGTTATATGGATGGCGCCAGAGAAGGTAAGCCTGCTTTCTTTCGTGATATTACAATATTTGGATTTAATGATCACAAATGGGCAGCTTATACACTTATTAATCCGATTATAAGTTCTTTTGAACATGATACTTATAACTACTCTGAAGGTGCTGGTATTATGCAAAATACTTTTACCTTTGATTATGAAACTGTAAAATACTATCATGGTGCATTATCGGGCAATAAACCAGATGGACAAATACCTAGTTTTGCAAATCCAGGTAATTACGACACAGTTACATCACCGTTATCAAGACCAGGTAGTGCTGGAACTATATTTGGACAGGGAGGTTTGATTGATGCCGCAGGCGGAATTATCACTGATCTAAGTGCCGGTAACTTGGCTGGAGTTGTAGGAGCAATACAAAAAGGCGGCACTGCGTATGAAACATTTAAAGGTCGTGATTTACAAGCAATCTTAAAAACCGAATCAGAAAATATTGCACGTTCGCAGATTAAACAAGACTTGCCTGGCGCAGCTCGTGGTGTGCTATTTCCAAAGGCACCTGTTGCACAGGATGTTGGTAGTAAAGCTCCAGCTGGGTTGAAACCAGTAACCACAGTGGTAGCAGGCGCAGTGCCTACTAATTTGAATAAACCAGTAACGATTCCAGATCAAACAAAGTTGAAATAAGATGAGTACAGTAAATTATACAAATCCAGGAACAGACCCTACTGTAAGATTATTCGATGAGTTTTATAAAAGAGAACTGGTAATTGATTCAAACATCTACGATTCGGTACTAAGTTTTTTTACTAAAATTTTTGCTAGTGAACAGGCTGCTAAAAACTTTACTTTAAGTGTTTTCACAATAAGCGAAGATAGCGGTACGCCAGTAGAAACACTGCTTAACGAACTTAGTAAGCAAAATCAAGTACAAATAACTGCTACTCTAGCATACTATCTGAATAATCAACGTAGTAATTCAACACTGCTTGGTATAACAAATACTGCTACTCCAAATCAATATACTGCACGTAATATTCTGATATAGGTGATATATGTCCAAGTTTCAACAAGGGATATACACTGTGATGAATCAAAGAAAGTATGCAGGCAAAGGCGCTCCAAAATATCGCAGTGGATGGGAACTTGCTTTTATGAGATTTTGTGATAATAACGATCATATTATCACATGGTCAAGTGAATCACTTGCTATACCCTATAGAAATCCAATGACAGGAAAACCCACCCGTTACATTCCAGATTTTTTAATACAGTATAGAAATAAAAACAATCAAGTTGTTACAGAACTTATTGAAATTAAACCAAAAAAACAGAGTATACTTGAAAGTAAAGCTAGTAACAGAGATAGAATGGTTGTTGCTATAAACTACGCCAAATGGGATGCCGCTCAAAAATGGTGTAAACGTAATGGTCTTACATTTCGTGTTGTGACTGAAGAAGATATATTTCACCAAGGTAAGAAGCGTAAATAAGTATTATGAAGACCTGTGAATTATGTGATACAAGATTTACGTGTGATCTAAATTATACCTGTTGGTGTATGTTAGAGCCACTTAAAGAGATAAACCCTGAATTACATGACTGCATATGTCCGCAATGTTTGAAGGAAACACATGACCAAGAAACTAGAAGAACTATTTGAATTACCAACTGACGTAGGACTTACTGAAGAAGTTTTACCTGATAATGTACCTGAGGCAACGCCAGAAAACAATCCTATAATGCAAAATACGCTGAGCGAGCTTGATAAAGTACAAGCCGCATTGCCACTGGTGCGTGGATTAGAAGCAAGTGATACAGAAATGGACGACCTTGCCGATAAAGCCACTAAAGGTTTTGACGATATGATGGACTTGGGAATGAATGTTGACAGTAGATGGGCAAGTGATATATTTGGCGTAGCAAGTACAATGCTTGGACATGCTATTACTGCAAAAACTGCTAAACTCAACAAGAAACTTAAGATGGTTGATCTACAACTTAAAAAAGCAAACTTAGATCAAAAAGCATCAGTAAACCAAGACGAAACACTCGACGGAACCGGCGTTATACTAGATAGAAACGCACTTTTGGATCGATTATTGAACAAAGACAAAGAAGAGAAATGAGCTCTAGTCTGCTAAATACTGCATAGAAGGAACATAAGATGAAATCATTTGCACAATACCTTGTAGAAACACGTCAAACATTTGATTATAGAATCAAGATACTTGGCGATGTTGATGCAGAACTAATTAATGCATTGGAAGAAAAACTTCAGCAGTTTGATGTTGTTAAGATGACAGAACCAAAGAAGACTCCAATACAAAAAAAACTTGCTGACTTTCCAGGAGCTGAAAACGATTGTTGCACATTTATGGATGTAACATTTAACTATCCAGCTACACCTCCGCAAATTACACAGATTGCTGAGTTGTTAGGAATGAATCCAAATCATATGTGTATTCAAACAAGTGAGTATGCTGATACTATGGAAGAAGAACGTAAAGGCTACGAAGAACAACCTAACCCAGTGCTTGGTACCGAAGAAGGTGAAGAGCCTGAAAGTTCAGAAAGTAAAAAAGCAAGTGCATACTATGCCGCTGATCCTTACAAAAGAGAAATAGTTGGCAACGAGTATTCAAGTGATTTCACAATAGCAGGCGGGAAAACTCCGCCAGCAAAGTATTCAACAGATTATCCAAATAGCGTTGAAAGTCCTATTATGGGTACTAACAAGATTCCGGTCGTAAAAGCCTCTAATGGTAGCTCGGCTCCGGAGAATCGCAAAGACGGCCCTCCGGGTAAAAATGTTAAAGGAAAAAGGAACTACTAATGGACAACATTTATGATACACTAGCCAAACTAAAAAAGGTTGCTGATGCACCTACAATAGTAAAAGAAGACAACCAGGCTATGATGAAAAAAGGTCTAGAGGACCTTATGAAAAAAACACGTTTTAACAAAGATGCTGACTATAAGCCATTTGGTAAAGGTGACAAAGACTATGAAACTGGTCTACCAAAAGATGCTAAGAAGGACAAGATGTTTGATGACATGGCGGCTGCTGATGCAAGTAAAATGAACAAGGCTAGCACCTACACACCATTTAGCAACAAACAAAGTCCAGATGGTCTACCAGAGAAGAAAAAAGACGACAAGATGTTTGAAGGACCTGGTGGACAAACCAAACACGAATTAATACGTCAATTATTTAAAACACACTTTGGACAACCTCAATACAATGAGCTAACTGGTGGACGTTCAGGTATGCGTAGACTAAAAATAATTACAGGAACCACTAGAGGAACAGGCTATGAGTTTGCCAATGACGGTCCTGGGCAAGATACTAGTGATTTTGAAAAAGCAATTGGGAAAGCAGGATTATCAGGTGACGTAAGAGTGAAATCAAATGGTACGGCAACTACAGTACTTTATCCTGATGCTTTTAGAATGCAATCACTGGCGGAGGCAGATTTAGTTGAAAAAGAGTCTGATGTTGAAAGAGATGATCGTGCAGAGAAAGCAGGTCGTGAAGTAAAGCGTGATGCAAAGTATGATGACAGACGTCATGCTGGTAAAGATGGCAAGTCAGTTACTAAAGACATTGAGTATGATGAGAAGCATGACAAAGACGGAATGCACGAAGCTCAAGGCTATGACGACAAAGAAGATGAGTCATTGGGTATGCGTACAGGTAAAGAGTCAGGCAAAAAACAATCAATGAAAGACCGTAGAGACGATTCATATGGCAAATTTGGCAAACGTGATAAAGAACATGCTGATGGCAAAATGCACGAAGCCGATAAAACTATGGTGAAAGGTCCTGATGGAAAGATGGTACCTGACTATGCAGTTGATGGCAAAGGCAAAAACGACATGAAAGAAAACAATTCAGGTACACTTAAAGATGCTGCCAGACAAGGTGTTATGGCACGTCTAGCAGAACTAGCCGGTATACCAGCACAAGAGATTGAAGAAGCATTAGGGACTCCGCAGGACATTGCAGATAAAATTATGCATGAAAATCCAATTGATGAAGCAGAAGTCGAAGAAGGCAATGAATTCTCAGGTGAGAGAGACAAAGCAATCAAAGCAGGCAAGAATGACTTCACAGTAGACGGTAAAACGTATCCTGTGAAAGGCGACAAAAATGAGTCCATAGAAGAAGATGAAGAAAAGCTCGATGAAGATCTTAAAGATGCTATAATATCTATTGAAGATGGAATGGATAAAGAAGAGTTTGCAAAAGAATATCCTAGCATGGCTGACAAGTACGATGAAATGAAAAAAGAAGCCGAAGACAGAATGGACGAAGATGAAAAGGTCGAAGAAACCACAGTTGCTGGAAATGTTTCTCCAGGAGCAGATGGAAAAGCTCTTTACAAAAATGCAAGTATCTATGAAAACAATGAAATTGTAAGACGTGCAATGCAACTTAATGAAGACATGAGTGTTACAGTAAGTGCAGGTACTGATGCAGAACCAAATATTAATATAAACGCAAGTGGTGCCGATGCAGCTAAAATGGCAGAACTATGTAAACTTGCAGGTATAGGCATGATGGGAATGGGATCACAAGCAGGATATGGCGATGTAGAAATCCAAGTTGCTGAAGATCAAGAATTTGCTAACGGTGCAGATGATCAGAACACTATGGACACTGAATACATGACACAGGACATTGCTGGTGGACTTAACGGACCAAAGAAAATGGCGTATCCAAAAGTTGCTGGTGCAGACAATCCAATGGCAGTGCTTGGTGAATCAGAAGCACAAGAAGTAAGTGCAGATCATCTAATGAAACTATATCAGGAATATAAGGCAAACTAATGACACTTAAAAAGTACATTACAGAAAGTGAAAGAGCAGTAGCATTTCCGGTTACAGGTGATGTACTAGAAGTTGTTGTTAGAGAAGACTTTGACGATGAAATTGCTATAGATTTTCCTGTAGTAGAACACTCAGATGATAGCATTACACTACATTTAGATGAATATGCGTATGGCATACTAGAAGATTGTAAGTACGTAAATGACAAAACTGAAGGAACTATTGATCCGCCTTCCGAAGAAGAGATAGATGAAACTGTAGCAACTACACCACAAGGTTACAGGTCAGTGACTCTTGAAGGCACCATTATGGAACGTCTAAAGGATGGTAAGATATATTGTCCAGACGTATGTTGCGGAGTTAAAGTGATGGATTGCTCTTGTGGTTCAAAGTGTCCACACTGCAATTGTAAAACAATACAAAATCTTACTGGTGATCTTAAAATGTTTGAAGATCAGATAGTTCTATACAAACGCATGGGTGTTCCATCAAGTGCCGAATACTATACACGCAAACTTACAGAAACAAAAGCACAAGTTGCAAAACTTATTGAAGACGTTGAAGAAGTTGAAGCAATGATCACACGCAGGATTATGAACCATCCTGAGTTCAGTGACATGGTAAGACAATACGGCATTGAGCAGATTACACAAGCAATCTCAGACACTGCTGAATTCCACGGCGATGATGACGATGAAATTGGATCAAGCGACATCAGTGCAATGGTCAATGATACTATTAAAAGTTTAAAACGTGTGATTGAAGGCGAAGATTACCACTATGCAACTGGTGAAAGATTTAAGAAGAAAGACGAAGACGGCCCAGATGAAGAACAAAGAGATCGCACCAGAGCTGACAAAATGGACGAAGCAGAGTATCAAGGACGCAGTGTAAAACTAAACAAGCCTATGCAAGGTGATGTTAAGAAGTTTAAGGTGTATGTAAAAGACCCAAAAACAGGCAACGTAAAAAAAGTTAACTTTGGACATGGCGGAAGTAGCGTCAAGGGCAAAGCAATGAAAATTAGAAAAAACAATCCTAAAGCACGTAAGAGTTTTAGAGCTAGACACAACTGTGACAATCCAGGACCAAAGACAAAAGCACGTTACTGGTCATGTCGCAAGTGGTAATAAAAGGAACTAAAAAATGGCAATAACATCATACGCAGGCGCAATAACCGACACAGTGTGGACAACAGATAAAGCACGAGTTACCACAGGCGTAAACGCAGTAACATTTCAAGTTGCACTAGCAGGAAAACCAACTCTAGATGCTAACGACTTTTTATACAACAACGGCACAGCTACAAACAGTATTCCATTGGTAATACCAGCAAATAGCTCTATCGACCTATATGTTGGCGTTGGTAACCAAGTTACAACTACAGGTGCTAATGGTTCCTGCACAGAAATTGGTACTGCATCAAGTGCTAACAAAGGTGTTTACAACTAATGAGATCTAAAGAGTTCATATCTGAACGCAGAGGAACGAATCTTACACAAGGGTCGATGCCACACACTATTGAAAAAGCCTCACCTGGTAGTTTGTCTAACAACGGATACTATGATCTATACCGTGCAAGTATGGCAATGGCTTCTATGGATGCTGAAGGCAGTGCAGAACACGATATGGACCCATCTAGTTGGTTATCAGGCGACGGATACATTGGTACCTATACCGATGAAGAAGAAAAACTAGCACAAAAGGCATTTAAATCAATAGGACTTACTGCAAAGAAAAGACATGCAGCCAAAGGCAGCCAAGAATTAGACGGTGTTAATACCGAAAGTCCAGTTGTGGCTTTTAAAGGATATCCAAGATAATGTACGAGTATCGTGCAACAATCGTAAAAATCATAGATGGCGATACAGTTGATGTTGACATTGACTTAGGATTCAATGTAGTGCTCAAAGATGAGCGTGTTCGTATAATGGGTATTGACACTCCTGAAAGCCGTACACGAGACTTAGAAGAGAAAAAGTTTGGACTTGCGGCCAAGGCAAGAGTAAAAGACTTATTAGGTAAAAGTTGTGTACTAAAAACATCAATTAACAAAAACGGCGAGGACATGAAAGGGAAGTTTGGCCGTATATTAGGTGACTTTAGTGTATACGACCACACTACTGATAGTTGGAAAATGCTTACTGAAATTTTGATATCAGAAGGACATGCAGTACCATATCACGGACAGAACAAGGATGACGTGCAAAAAGCACATCTTGCAAATCGAATTAAACTATTAGAAGACGGCGTAGTTGAATGATCACCGGAATAAACTTTGGCGGATTAACACCATCTACAAAAGCACAACCAATTGTTGCTCCGATGCCAGAAGAATATAAGCAAGAAACAAAATTTGAACCAATAAAGAATCCTATACCAAAGCCGGTTCATTAACTAAAATTTTATAATATTCAGGAAAGACATCGGCAAATTTTTCTTTGCGGTACTGATCTACCATTGTATTCCAACGCCAGAATCTTGCCCATTCTTCGTCTTTGCCAGGAGATCTTAGTGCTTCTTTAACCGCATCAAGATTAACAATTTTATAATTATCCAAATGAGTTGCTACTTTTGCTCCTATAGCTGATGGCATTTTAAGTATAGAATAATAGTGTGGAAAAGTACTTAGAATAAAATAAGGAATCAGATTAAATTTATAGAAAAGTCCGTCAGTTAATTCATCTAAGTAATAAACATTCATACTAGTAACAGTACATACAGGAAGTATACTAAGGTTAATCTGTTTACTTTCATATAACTGTTTGAACCAGTATAAGTTGGTGTACACCTCTTGCCAGTTACCCGGATGTCGTAAATATTCAAAGCGTTTCCCCCATCCATCAATGCTCAAATTTATATTGACATGATTGAATTTCTTCAGTATATTAATATTTTCCTGGGATATCTTGTGGGTAATATTGGTACTTAGATTAATTTGTATTTGATCTGCACGTCCAGTGTCTGCTAATTTTTGTAATAGATTAAATGTTTGAGGATCAAGCAACGGCTCGCCACCATAGATCTCTAATCTCTGTAAATTGCTACTCCACTCTACAATTTCTTGTATCTGTTCATTTGTAAACTGTTTACGTTTTGTATCAAGAAAATAAAAATTGTTTTCCCACTCAGTATCCTGTTTAGCATAGTTCTTACCTTCAACACTTAATGTCACACTATCTCTGCTATTACAACTTCTACATCTTAGATTGCATACATTGCTAATTTTTAACGCAAGTTGTACAGGTCCTTTTTTGTAATCGACAATTGAATGCTTTTGTTTTAGTATTTTTAATCTTTCGCTTTCATAACCAACACGTTCTTCTTTCCAACAACGCTCGCACTGCTTATGTTTACCATTTTGCAACATATGACTGCGAAAGTTTTCTAATGTCTCGTTTGTCCATATATCACTTAGTTTTTGACCTTGAAAGTTCCAAGTACTTCCGCCGAGAGCAGGACACGGACTAGCATTTAGATTGGCATCCATTGTAAAATGGGTAAACGGGGCATGACATAAATTTGGAGTATCATTCATAATCATATTTAACTAACTATGGATGGGGCCTATAAGTATTAGTATGCTAAAAGAGAAAAAATATTGTGCCGCTCCATGGAGAAGTTTGCATTTAAACTTTGAAGGGCAAATCAAAACATGTTGTGCTGGAAATCCAAACATGTTAGGTACAAATACCGATGGATCAATAGAACAAATTTTACAAGGCCCTGTGCTTAAAGAAATTAAGCAAAGCATAAAACAAGGTATACTGCATGAAGTGTATTGCAAAGGTTGCATTGGCAGAGAAGAAGTTGGATTTGGAAGCGAAAGAGACTGGCATAATAATATAAGTCCAGATTTTAATTTTACTACTGCTGAAGATTCAGATCATAAACCAGCCCTAATAGATGTGCGTTGGAATAACACCTGTAATCTTGCATGTACATACTGTAGCGAAGTTTTTAGTACTAAATGGGCCAGTATTAAAGGCATAGCAAATAATGAAAATATAAAAGATGAATATACACAAGTTATAGATTACATAGACACGCATAAGCATCATGTAAAAGAAGTAGCAATGGTTGGCGGCGAACCATTGATGATGAAAGAAAACAATGCACTGCTTGACATACTTCCAGAAGATGTGTTAGTTACTGTGATTACAAATATGACAACTGACTTTGATAAATTTCCTGTACCAAAAAAGTTACTTGCACGTAAGCGTGTAGGATGGAGCATGAGCTTTGATAATATTGGCAAAAGGTTTGAATATGTACGATGGGGCAGTACATGGGAAACACTCGATAAAAATGTAACTACAGTGGCCAAACGTATCAACAGTTCTGAACAACACGGAGGTATACATAGTGTGTATAACATTTATAATTGCACCAAACTATGCGATCTTAAACAATATGCAGTTGATAAAGGAGTAAGTATCATGTGGCAACATGTTTGGGGCGATCAGCTTGACCCGACACAACATAATCAAAAAATAAGAACACTTGCAATTGAAGAAATAAAAAAATTTAGAAATACTTTTGAACCAGATGAAAACGACACACCGTTTCTCAATGCCACTGAACAACAACTACTTAACGGTAATGGAAATCGTAGTTTGGAATTGAAACAATTTACGGAAAAAGTAGAAAAAAACTGGCACCTAGATCAAAAAGGACAGTTTGTAAAACTTTGGCCTGAGTTGGCAGAGGCACTATAAGTAATAGTATGGTAGCAAGAGAAGCAGATGGGATATTAGTTAAAAGCCCTTATAAAAAACAAGAGTTTACTGACGAGCAATTGCAAGCCTTTGTGCAATGTGCCGACCCAGAAACTGGGCCTGAGTATTTCCTTAAGAATTTTTTCTTTATACAACATCCTGTACAAGGAAAAATACAGTATGCTCCGTGGGAGTTTCAAGAACGTTTGATTAAAACTTACCACAACTATAGATACAGTATCTCAATGATGCCCCGGCAAACAGGAAAAAGCACAAGTGCGGCCGGATACTTGTTATGGTATGCAATGTTCAAACCAGATAGTACAATACTAGTTGCGGCACACAAATATGCAGGTGCCCAAGAGATTATGCAACGTGTTAGATACAGTTATGAAGCATGTCCAGATCATATACGTGCTGGAGCAACAAGTTATAACAAAGGATCAATAGAATTTGACAACGGAAGTCGAATAGTTGCACAAACAACAACTGAAAACACAGGAAGAGGTATGAGTATTACCTTGTTATACTGCGATGAGTTTGCATTTGTTCGACCTACGATAGCAAGGGAATTTTGGACATCAATATCACCGACATTATCAACAGGTGGTGGTGCTATTATAACAAGTACACCAAACAGTGATGAGGATCAGTTTGCTTTTATATGGAAAGGTGCAAACAAAACTGAAGACGAGTTTGGTAATCAAAAAGAACTTGGTATAAACGGGTTTAAAGCATATAGAGCCTACTGGCGAGAGCATCCTGATAGAGATGAGGATTGGGCAACCGAGCAACGTAATATACTAGGAGTCGAACGTTTCAGACGTGAAATGGATTGCGAGTTTATTATAAGTGATGAAACACTTATATCACCAACAAAGCTGATTGACCTTGAAGGAGTTGCAGAACCGTTATACAAAACAGGCCAAGTACGTTGGTACAAAAAGCCACAAAAGGGTAAAATTTATGTGGTAGCACTTGATCCTAGTTTAGGAACAGGTGGCGATCCTAGTGCAATACAAGTGTTTGAAGCTAATTCAACGTCGCAAGTAGCAGAGTGGAGACACAATAAAACGCCCATAACTGATCAAATACGTATTCTTGTTGAAATTGTAAAACATATTAACGAATCTGTTCAAGATCCATTAGGTATATATTACAGTGTAGAGAACAATACCATTGGCGAAGCCGCTTTGCTTTGCATAGAACAGTATGGAGAACAAAACATTGAAGGATATTTTTTAAGTGATAACACTGTTGTTAGTGCTAGTGGTCGAAGGTATAGAAAAGGCTTTAACACAACAAATAAAAGTAAAATTGCGGCCTGTGCAAAACTTAAAACAGTAATTGAGTCTAATAAAATGACCCTAAGCAGTCCAAGTTTGATTGGTGAACTTAAAAACTTTGTTGCACACGGAACAAGTTATGCGGGCAAGCCTGGTGAGACTGATGATTTGGTTATGGCAAGTTTACTGGCAGTGCGTATGCTACAAGTTTTAACAAGTTATCACAAAGAATTAGATTCCCATTTAACAGATTTCAGCGAGGAAACATTAGAACCAATGCCGTTTGTGGCAATGTTTTAATAAATACGTACATGGCACAAGAAAACACAGCATCACAGCAAATATATGATTTGCTAGTCACTAGAGACTTTGATCCAAAGAGTTTGGACAGTATGGGCAAACCGACGGTCAATCCTAGCGAAGCAGACTTATTTTCATTTAACTTTGTCGCTAATGGAAACGAATACGGCACAGTTGTTGTATTAGTCAATGGTGACAATGATCTAGAAGTCTACTACGGCGATAACTTGGGCAAGGGTATGGACCCTGGCGATAAAGGTGATTGGTACGATTTTCTTGCTATGCTTAGACAAACTGCCAAGCGTAATCTACTAACATTTAGTTTGAACAATATGAACAAACTAAAGTATCAAATGGCCAGCATGGCTGATATCAGTGAGAGCTTGATAATGGAAGCATGGAGAGCTCAAGGCAAGAGCAAGAGCTATAGTAATCAACCTGGCAAAGCAAAAGTGGTCATACAACACTCTCGTGCTATCGGTGAAGGTGAGCAGCGTTTTAGAAACATTGCAAGTCTGTTTGTTGAGAATGCTCAAGGCGAAAGATTCCGTATGCCTTTTGAAAGTATTGCTGGTGCTAAAGCAATGGCACGTCATGTAAGCGAAGGCGGGACTCCATATGATGCCTTTGGGCAACACATAAGTGAAACAATAAACGAGATTAAAACACTGGGCAAGTTTGTAAGAGCAAGTCGAAGTAATGCGTTTGCACAGAACGAACAAGCACTGGACTTAGTGGAAGATGCAGTAAAGCATTATTCAGATCTTAAACGTAAAGCCAAGAAGATGATTGGTAAACGTGGATACAAAGAGATATTTTCGACCTATGATCCAGCAATAGCAACAGAATTAGACGAAACAATAGAAAGTGTAAGAGAAGTATTTGTAAACAGTGCAATTGATAGTCGTATCGAAGAAGCATTGCCTATACTGGCTAAAATAAAGGAAAACACAATGAGAGAAGCAAACCAATTTGAAAACTGGACCAACCAGATTATGGAAGGTACTTGGGCATTACCAGAAACAGAAGAGGATATGGCAAGGCTACAAGAGCTTATGTCAAAGCCATTACCATGTGGGCCTGATGGCGAGTATGCTTCTGAACAACTTTATGATCTAATTGGCGATGACAGTTTGTTTGATGACATTGGTGAACTAGCAGACAAAGATCCAGATGCAGATTGCAGAGAAGTAGTAATGGCACGTGCTAAAGAACTTGGCGTAGACATAGACGTAGAAGTTGGTGAAAGCATTAACGAAAATCCAACTGATCAAGAAACTGCCAGTAGTTATCAAGCAGGACAGGCAAATGCGGCCGCAGGTAAAGAACGCAGTATGGCAATGAACTTAGGTGGCGAGAAAGCCGCTATGAAACAAACTGCTGGTGGACAAGATATAGAAGAAGATTCAGAAGAGATGACAAACACCGGGCGTGAAGAAGATTTGTCAAATATTGATAGAGATAGTATAACAATTGATATGGTTAAGCCAGCGATTCTAAAAATGTATGCCTCATATGAAGCAGATGCTCAGGAATGGAATGACAGATATGCTGAACTTGAAAAAGAAGTTAGAGCAACAGGAGTAAGAGATCCGAGACAAATAGAAGTCGACGTGTTAAACATGGATGATGATATAATAAGTTATACAAACATTGATGATCTAGAAGATAAGATTGATGCAATCAAAAGACTTATGAGACAAGGTGATGCTGATGGACATGATATTGTTGATTTGGCAAGTTCAGGTCCAAGTGATACTATTGCAAGAGAAGAGTTTATGAGAGAACTAAAAACTGCAATCAAGCAAGACCATCCAGACGTATACGACAAATTGTTTATGTACGGTATTGGTGAGTCAGTTTCAGAAAGTGTTACTGATGCGGACCTATATAGCACTGACAAAAATTCAGTAATTGAAATAATGAAACAGTATCCTGAAGATGCAAAGAAAATGAGGCAGGCTGGTGATGTATATGCTATATACGGATCAGATTTATACAACGAATTTGAAAGTTATATGCAATCAGACGGCGGTATATACATGGCCGGTAGCGATGTTGATCCTGTAGAGGTAATTAACACCATGCTAGATGGCTACGATTTATTAGAAGGCATGGATAGTTTTGTTAATCCAAACGACCAAGATGGCACAGACAACGAAAAACCAGTTGACATGATGGCCCAGGACGATATGGATGATGAAGACATGACTGAAGATCGTGAGATGCTAGAGCTCCTTAGACTTGCTGGACAACAGAACGAAGTTGAAGAAACACAGGATGTTGACACTGGCAGAGAAGCACTTAAAGCCGAACGTGATCCAATGCTTGAAAGAATGTTACACATCGTAAATAGGTAATTTTACCAAAACATTTGATTTCTCCTATAGTTATGCTATTATAAAGCATGTTTAATTTTACGCGACATAAAACTACACCGATTGGTGTGTCTATGCTAAATAAAAGTGCAGGTAATGTAGTTGCATTGCTTGTTGACAAACATACAAAGGCAAATGATAGAGTAGTAGTTGCTACTCGTAGGCAATAGGAGAAACAAAATGGCTTCATTAGCAGAAATAAGAGCTCGTCTTGCAGCGGCAGATAATAAGCAAGGCAATCAATCATCCGGCGGCGATGGTGCAATTTACCCACATTGGAATATGAACGAAGGCGATAGTGCAGTACTACGTTTCCTTCCTGATATGGATAACAATAACACGTTCTTTTGGATTGAACGTGCAATGATCAAACTCCCATTCAATGGTATCAAAGGACAGATGGACAGTAAAAGTGTTCAAGTACAGGTTCCTTGTGTTGAGATGTGGGGCGATACTTGTCCAATCCTAACAGAAGTACGTCCATGGTTTAAAGACAAATCACTAGAAGACATGGGTCGTAAGTACTGGAAAAAACGTAGTTATGTGATGCAAGGATTTGTAAGAGAGAATCCAATCTCAGATGACAAATCAGATAAAGCAATTAGACGTTTTATCATTGGTCCGCAAATTTTTCAAATTATTAAAAGTGCATTAATGGATCCTGAGTTAGAGGAACTACCTACAGACTATGCAAGAGGTTTAGACTTTAGAGTAAGCAAAACTTCTAAAGGTGGTTATGCTGACTATAGCACATCAAAATGGGCAAGGAAAGAAACTGCACTTACAGAAGCAGAAGCCACTGCTATTGACTCACAAGGTTTATATAATTTAGGTGACTTCCTACCTAAAAAGCCAGGTGAAGAAGAACT